TGCGTTGTGTGAGATGGCAAAGTTCTTATGTGAACAAGCAGATTTAAAATTAAAAAGAGTTACAACAATTGGTGGTTCAGTTCATCTTGGTGATATGAATAACGAAAAGAAAAATGTTAAGGAGTTACTTCGTGTGTGGAATAGTTAGTACGGTCAATCATAGTGATGAAGTTGTACACGATATGCTACTTCAAATCGAACACAGAGGTAAAGATAATAGAGAGATTTTTGAGTGTGGTAATGTACATCTTGGACATAATCGTTTAAGTATTAATGATGTAAGTGAAGCAGGAAATCAACCATTTGTATGGAATGATTATGCACTTGTAGTTAATGGTGAGATATGGAATTATCCAGAACTAAGAAAAGAATATGAAGAACGAGGGTATACATTTTTTAGTAATAGTGATTCAGAAATAATTTTATATTTGTATAAAGAGAATGAACTAAAAAGATTAGATGGTATGTTTAGTTTTGTATTGCATGATACATTAACTAATGAGTTAGTTATATCGAGAGATTGGGTAGGTAAGATTCCATTATATATTTATAACAATGATACAAATATTTTGATTGCATCAGAAATGAAATCAATATTAAAAATATTACCACAAGCAGAATGTAAGTTTGTTCCAAAAAATTCAGTAGTTAAAATAAATACAATTACTGGTTCAGTACATATTGATAAAGATTATTATTTTACTTGGACACCATTTGAGGATAAAGAGTTTGACCAAGATGAGGTTAATAAAAAAACTTATGAGTTATTAGATACTGCAGTAGAGAAAAGATTATTAAGTGATGTTAAGGTTGCAACTTGTTTGAGTGGTGGAATTGATTCAAGTGTGATTACTTATTTGTTAAGTAAGAAAGTACCCGATATCGTATCCTATACAGTCAAGTTCGATGAGGACTCAAGAGATTTAATGTTTGCTAGAAAAGTTGCAAAACATATTAATGTACCATTAGTTGAGGTTGAGATACCAAGAGACCCAGAAGAAATAAAAAGAAAGTTTTTAGAAACAATAAAGGTTATAGAATATCCATCAACAGTCCAAATGGAAGTTGGTATTCTACAAAGTTATGTTGCAGAACAAATGGCAAAGGATGGTGTTAAGGTTGCGTTTAGTGGTGAGGGTTCTGATGAATCGTATGGTTCATATGGTACATTCAGAATGTTCAGTAAGAAACCTGATTGGAGTGATGTACGAAAGAAATTGTTTGAGAAACAATACTATGGTAATTTACTTCGTGGTAATACTATCTTTATGAATTATGGAACGATAGAATTAAGATGTCCATTCTTTGATTTAGATTTTTTAGATTACACCACAAACCTAACACAACCCGTATTAGATAATAGTGGAAACCAATGGAAGAAACCACTTGCTGAAGCATTTCGTGGACACTTACCTGATGAAGTATGTGACCAAGAGAAACGAGCATTTCAAAAAGGAACAAACTTCAAAGATTATATAGAGGATTTAATTCTAAATGATACTGATATAAATTTTAGAAATAGAAAAAAAATGTTTCATTGTATTGGAGATAACTTTGAGAGAATCTTTGGTTTCAAACATAAAGGTATGAGAGATACTTTATCTGGCACTGAAAATGGATTTGGAAAATGGGCATAATAAAAACACCAATAGAAACTTATAAGTTGAGTGGTATTGAAGTAGATGTTAAACGAGATGATTTAGTTGGTGATGGAATTAATTATCCACGATGGGCAAAGATAGAGGGTATCCGAAAAATATTAGAGAGTGATGATATAGATAAATCAAAACCACTAACACACCTTTCAGTATATGGGAGTTGGACAGGATGGACATTAAGTGGGTTATGTAAAGAGTATGGAATAGAATTTATTTCTGCTTATCCAGATACACAAAGATTTCCACAAACATTATTGGAAAGAGTTGAGGGTAATGGTGGAACACTACATCCTATGAGACCTAATATGATGGCATTTATGCAAAACAAATTAAACACTCAAGCAAAAGAAAATGGTTGGCAACAATTACCATACGCTTTCAATCATACCGCATACATCAGTTATATGGGGGGTAGAATGAGAGAAGTATTGAAAGATAGGGAGTATGATAACCTTGTAGTTAGTATTGGTAGTGGTGTTACTGCAAGTGGATTAATAAAAGAATTTTTAGAATACGGAGATGATTGGTGGAAACTAAACAATGAATCAAGGAAAGTTTATTCTATTACGATGAGTGCATTCTCATCAACAAAAAAGATTTTAAATGAGAATCACGCAGGTGATTTAAAAAATATACTACTCGAAAAATCACCATATGCATTTGATGATATGATGGATGACTACGAAGTACCATTTGATTGTAACGAATTTTGGGACAAGAAACAATGGTATTGGTTAGAGAATAATATACAGAACTTAAAAGGTAAGACATTATTTTGGAATATCGGCGGTTCTTATTTAAATTCAATAAAATGAAAAAAACACTTGACTTATATAGGCATTTGGCCTTATATTAAGACATACTAAATTGGAGATATATAAATAATATGAAAAGTTTAACAGCAGAAAAGATACAAGAAAACTATAACGCACTACGAAATATCATTACGATGAATTTCTCGGGTGAACGACTTGAGAAATTAAATAAGATGTATGATTATTTTGAGGATAGGATGATGTTAGCACCAGCAAGTGCTAAGGAACATTATCATAATGCTATGGTGGGTGGATATGTAGAGCATGTTTTACACATTGTAGATTTTTCACAATCAGTAAAAAAGTTGTGGGAAGAAAAGGGAGCGGAGATTGACTTCACGGATGAAGAATTAATCTTTGCTGCATTACATCACGATTTAGGTAAGGTAGGTAATTTAGAACACGATTACTATATACCAAATGAATCGGATTGGCATCGTAAAAATCAAGGTAAGATTTATACACATAATCCAGAGTTACCTTATATGACCGTAACAGATAGAGCATTTTATCTACTACAACACTTTCAAATACCATTAACAGAAAATGAGTATATGGGATTGATGTTAACAGATGGAATGTATGAAGATGCAAATAAAAAATATTTAATGACCTTCTTACCAGAGACTGGATTGAGAAGTCATATATCACGAATACTACACCAAGCAGATATGATGGCAACATTTATCGAATCGGATGAGTGGAAGCGTGGAGATAAAAAAGAAACTAAACGAGTTCTTAAATCAGTTGGTAACATCAAGGATGCAGTTGCAACAGAAGTTGATACTAAATTAAAGGGTGAAAATGCTAAAGATTTATTTGACGAGTTGTTTGGAGATAAGTAATGATATTAGAAATATTTACAGCAGTATTTTTTATATTAAGTTTTACACTTGCGTGGACTTCGTATAATCAAATACAAAAAGTAGAACGATTAGAAGATTGGATTGAGAACTTCTCAGCACAAATCATTCTAACACAAAGAACACTTGATGAATTAGATTCAGAGGGTAAGTTCAAATCCGATGATGACATCGGAACAGTCTTTACAGCAATTAAAGACACCGTCAATGATTTAAATAAAATAACAGAAGAGGATATATAAATGCCACCAAAAGCAAAAAAGACATCACCACGATATTACTTTCATCAAGGAACTGAAGATGCAATCATTCGCTTGAATAAAGAAACTCGTGCTCATATGAAACAACGAATTTACAATGAACATATTCGTACACCATTTGAAAAACTTGCTGAGAATATAATTCATACATTTAAATTTTATTACTTCGATGTTCCATCAGATGATGTAAAGCACGAAGTGGTATCATTCTTATATATGAACATCCACAAATTTGCAGAGGGTAAGGGAAAGGCATTCTCATACTTTAGTATTGTTGCTAAGAACTATTTGATTCTACACAACAACAATAATTACAAGAAGATGAAACAACACGATAGTGAAGATGTTATGGATTACAAGCGTGACCCAGTAACAGAACTTCGCGGTAAAGAATCTCGTAGTATGAAGATGGAATA